CTCGGGATTGTTGTTAATTGTTTTACCAAATTCTGTTTTACCATTTGGTAGTTTGATACGTGTGGAACTCTTCTCAAAGATTCCACTTGCAAGTGCAAGGTCTAAAAGACCATAGTATCTATCTAGTCCACTGTCATAAGATAGTCTTACGTCAACTATTCTATTTTCTACAGTCAATCTAGATTTTGCATTCTTACAATGAATGATATTACCAACGACTTCAGTTCCTTCTTTCTCTTTTTTCTTTGAAAGATAGATAATTGAAGAGGCTGCATATTTGAGACCACTTCCACCACCCATTTCTTTTTGAGGGAACATAGAACCAATCACATCATAGGTGTGATTAGTCACAATCATTGGAACACCAGCACGTCCTAACTTAAGTGTTAGAACTCTGAATGCACCTTTAACAACTTGAGCACGAGTCATGTCTCGGGTTTCTTTACCCTCGGCAGTGTCCTCGATTTCTTTAGTAGTTGATAACATACCAAGTGAGTCAAGACACATCATCATAGGTGGTCTCTTATCCTTGGGTGTTTCAAGATACTTATCAAGTATGGATATTGCCTGTTTTCTGAATTCTTGAACAGTGACCACAGGCACGATAACCATTCTTTTTGAATCGATTCCTCTATCTTCAATCATTGTTTTACTGATTGCAGATTCAGATTCGAAATAGATAACTGCAGAATCGGGGTGGTCTTCAAGGAATTGTTTTACCATACCCAAGGCAAAGTAAGTTTTTCCTGTTGCAGATTCACCTGCGATTGCAGTGATTTTGTTTGAGGGAAGTCCACCATATAGTGAACCACTCAAAAGTGAATTGAAGACATAACTACCCGTATCTACGAATGTATCTACGTCTCCAGCAGCCACACCATCTGAAACTATATTTGCATATTCGTTTCCAGTTGATTTGACTAAATCTTTAATAAATGACATAACACTTCTCCATAATGTATAAATCTATTATACAGAAGAAAGGTAAAATTGTAAAGGGGGTTTTTATTCTTTATCTAATTTTTGTGAAATCTCACAAAGTCTTTCGTCAACTTTAATGTGTTCTTCCATCATAGAAACAAGTTGATTGACTTTAGACTCTAAGTGTATAATGAATCCAAAGATTACTGCAATCATTAGAATATAGAAACAGTCCATTAAAGTAATAATCATGATACTTTATCTATATCCTCTTGTGATACATAACCTTGGTGCATAACTCTTTGTCTGTTATCCAAGTGTTGTTCCTCAACTAAGTCTTTACTGTCTCCAGTGTAAGGAACTGCATGTGAATCTAATATCATTTGTTTGTTGATATTAACTTTATGACCGAATACTGGGTGACCTTCTACGTGGTGTGTAAATATGTCTCCAAGGATTCTACCAAACTTACCTTTGTCGTGTGATACAAGTGATATACTTTCACACTCTTCTAATAATTTCTTAAGGTGTTTCTTACTTGCTTTACCAAATAATTTTTCGACTTTATCTCTAGTTCTAGATTCTGGCGTGTCGATACCCATCATTCTAACTCTTTGTTTTTTGTAAACCATACCGAAACCTAAATCGATATCCACATCAATAGTGTCTCCATCTACGACTTTGACTACTGTTACTTTATATTCGTACATTATTTGTCTTCCCAGTTTTGGATTGCACGTTTGATTGAATCTTCTGCTAACACTGAACAGTGTAATTTTATAGGTGGAAGTTCTAATGCTTCTGCAATATCCTTATCTTTAATTTCCTTGGCTTCTTCTACAGTTAAACCCTTTAACATTTCAACGAACATAGTTGAACTTGCAATTGCACTTCCACAACCATATGTTTTAAACTTTACGTCTTCTATAACATTAGTGTCGGGATTTAGTTTCAATTGAAGTTTCATAACATCACCACATGCGGGAGCACCCGTCATTCCTGTTGCAACATTCGGGTCGTTAGGGTCGAATCTTCCGACTGAGAATTGTTCGGGTGAATTTAAAACACCTTCAAACCTCTCAATCACTTGTTTACTATATGCCATACTACTCTTATTTATCCAAAAAAGGAATCTAAACTTGCAACTGGTTCTACATTCCAGTTAATGAGATTAACAATATTCTTTAGTGGTTCATTGAATGCTTTCTCAAACTGCATATCATAATCAATGAATCTATGTAAGTCCAACTCCCTAGGTAGAGAACTTGTAAATGCAATTACATTCTCATTGATAGGGTTTGGTGTTGTGAGATATGAGAAACGAATCTTATCTGAGTTCTTAATCATTTCATATCTCATGTTGAGGTTCTTGGATTTCAGTAAATGATTGTGTAGAAGTGAACCTCGAACATGAATTGGTGTACCCTTCCCATAGATATTAGTTGTGTCTGAATAGTTTATAAGGTTTTTAACACCTCTTGGAAATGCAACTTCCTCGGGTGGAAGGTTTCTAAATTCTTTACGTGCAGTCTCTACGAACTCCCATAGGTCTTGTTCAGTTCCGTTCATGACAACACCAAGTGCATCTGTTAGTTTAGTTCTGACCCATTGTGGTGTAGAAGATTTTGCAGTTTCAATACCCATCATTTTTAGTTTGGGTTCTGCAAGTCTTACACCTTCGTTATCATGAACATTAAGAATGTATCTTTTCTTTGCAGTCCAAATACCTCTGTCTGCAATTACCTCACGTCCCATTTGCATTTTCTGTTGGAATGCATTAGTGTAATCTGCAAGGTCGTCAAAACCACGTGCAAGAACTTGTTCAATCATTCCTTCGGATTTGTTTAGGAAATCCACAATCTTGGTCTTGTCTGTTTCTTCGGGTAGCACTTGTTTAACCAGTTTGTCCATTGTGATATAAACTGAATCAGTATCCATTGCAATCACATAGTCTGCACCTTCTGTATTAAGTGTTTTGTTTAGGAATTCGTTAATGGTTTTCTCTGCCCACTTGATAATTAACTGACCACTGGTAGTGATTGACTCTGCAAGGTCAACACTAAAGAATGCAAAGTATTGGTTTGCAAGAGCACCATACGCAGAGTTCAATGCAATCTTACGAACCTGTTGATTGTTGTATGCACGTTTGATAAGTGTATCAAGTTCTTTCTTACGTTTAGTTTCTTTACAGAGTTCTCGTTCTTTCTGATAACCAATCATTTTCTTCTTCCACTCTTTTCTTTCGTCATAGAGTCGTTCCATAAGTTCGGGAAGAAATCCTTGTTTGTTCTTAGAATACATTACACCATTTGGACATACGGAATGACCTTGTTGGTGAACATAAGATAAGTCTGCTTCTTTGTTCAACATTCTGTCAATGGTTAAGTCCTGTCTGTTTCCCTTTATCATTTTCTCGGGTGAGATATTGTATTGCATAATGATATGTGGATACAGTGAGTTCAAGTCGAATGACACTACCCAATCATGTCCACCGACTATTGGGTCTTTGACATATGCACCAACGATTTGGTGTGTCTTATCATTACCAGTCTTCAGTCTTTGTGGTGGTGTCTGAATGTTTTGTTCTTTGAGGTGATTATAGATTATGGTTTCCCAATACTTCACCATTCCGAAAGTGTCATTGTAATTACACTTTGCATTGTATGACATTGCACAAGTCAATTCAATCAATCCGAGTTTCTCTTCTAGTTCTTCAACAAGGACAACGTCTTTGACATTATATTCTAAGAACTTTGCATAGTCCTGTTTGTAAAGTGTATGAAGATTTCCATACTCAGAGTAATCTATCTTACCAGTTCCAAGTTCTACTTGTGCAATGTTTTCTAGTTTGTAGGATTCTCTATTTACGAATGTATGTTTACGATACAGTTCAAGATAGTCAAGAACATTGATACCATATAGATTGAATATCATTTGTTTCTGACCATAGTTAGACATGAACTCTCTCACGTCACATTGATTCCATGGTGAAAGTTTCTTGTGTTCTCCTTCACCAAGTATTCTGTCGATACGATTACAAAGATATGTAATATCGAATGAGTTTACATTCCAACCTGTAATGATATCAAAAGATTCCTGTCTCCAGTATTTGATAAACTTCATAAGAAGTTCTGATTCATTCATGCAGTTGTAATAAACTACGTCTGTTCTGTTGTGTTCCCAAGGGCCGATACCAAAGACATGTGTATCTTTACCAAGTGGTTTCAATGATATTGCATTGACCTTTTCACTTGCAAGAGTTGGTTCGGGGAATCCGTCTTCACACTCACACTCAATATCAAGTGTTGCAATCTTTATGTGTTTCAAGTCAAACTCTATATCACCTTGAAACTTATCTGCAATGTAAGTGTAAATGTATCTGTCGTATCCATGGATTTCGAATCCGTCTACACCATTGTATTGTTCTCTGAACTTTCTTGCACCACCCATAGAGTTTAGGTTCACTGCTTCCAGTGACCTTCCGTCTAATGATTTGAATGGTGTGTCCCCTTTCTTTGAAGGGATATAATGATTGGGTCTGTAGGAAACTGTTAGTTTTTGTTGTTTCCCGTTCTTGTAGCCTTTGACAAGTATTTTGTCACGTGTTCTGCAAACGTTAGTATAGAAATCCATGTAGTTATTATACTACAAGGTATACTATTCTGTCAAGGTGGTTGGTGATTTATTTCCGTGTAAAAGGTCGTAAGTTACATCATATTTTTCTTTTGCATTTGCAAATTTCTCAATTTGAGTATCTAGTGCTTGTGCAATGTCGGGGTGTTCACCAATACCAGCAGGATTGTTTTTGTAAACTGAAATGTTTGCGTATGCAACGTCCATTTCACCTTGATACTGACTTAATAATGCTTTTAATAATGTTTCTCTTCCCATTACTGACCTCTTTGTCTTTTGTTATTACCTGTTGCAACTTTGAAATTAGTTTCTAGTTGTGGTCTTGGTTCAAATACTGTTTGAACTAAATCTTTATTTATTGTGAATGTATATTCTTTTGCAAACGGAATCCATGGTGCAAGGTTAACCTCGTACTTTCCGTCTTCGGTATTTGTTAAACAAATTTGTGCATCGGTTATCGTATAATCTCCAGTCCATAGTGAAGTTTCCACAAAACCAATTAACACTTCTCCAGTGTCAAGTCTGATACATTTAACGTTAGACACTTCTGACTATCTCCTGTAATTCGATTGAACGTCTTCCTACTTGTTTGAACCAACGTGAGTCTTCCATTTCGACTGCAACCTTTTCCCAGTCACATGAAACAACACCTTTCCACATATTATTAAACTTACCAAATCTAGTTCCTCCTAGATTGAAAGTCATGTTTACGAGAACATGTTGTATATCTTCGGGAAGTGCATAGAAGTCTTCTCCACCTTTTGACTCAAACACATGAATTGTTTCTTCTACGTGTTTTTCAAAATCGTGTTCGTAAACTTCGTCTACTCTTTCTTGTGAGACTGGTGTACCTACTGGTTGACCATATTCGGGGTCGTTTTCTTTAACTAAGTGTCCCACACCAAAAGTTAAATATCCTAGTGAGTCTTCATATATTTCTAAGACTTCACCTTCGTGTCTCTTAATCTGTTCCTTCAATATCTCTTTGTTCATTCTCTTTCCTCGCTTGTTCTTCTATGAGTTCAACCAATATGTCACCCATGAGATTATTTAGTTCGTTATTATTTAGGAGTTCTTCGAGGTCATGATTTTCGGGAACTTTGACTATATCTCTTTGGAAGTTTAAGTGTTTTTTACCTTCTACAAATTCTACTTTACCATAAACATAGATAACACCTTCCCATTCTCCTTTAGTAATTTGAATGCCTGACATGTTAAGTTTGTTATTGTCTACTACACAATAAACACCTTCGTCAAATAGTGGTGTATTATCCAAAGAAACTCTCCAGTGATTGTCTTCTATTAGGTAAGAATAAATCCTTTTCTTCTTTTGAGAACCACCATACATTTTCCATGTATAACTTTTTCATAAAGTCTTGCATTGCAGTTCTATCAATTCCTTCTTTATCTGATACTTGATTGTCGTCACTATCACCTTTTACGTCTGACCACTTCTCTAAGAAGGTTGCAGAAGACTGAGGTCTTTGCATGATTCTCATTCCTATCTGACCTTTGAAGTGTGGTCTTAAATCGTCTACAACTTCATCACATGAAGGAAACATTTTTCCCTTAATCTTTGGATTCATTATATTGATTAGTAAGTGTCCATTCTCTGATAACACTTCGAATGATTTTCTAGAAACTGGAATGAAGAAATCGTCTCTCCATGATTCATATTCTGAGAACTTACTCCATGATTGGTCTTCTTCGTGTTCTCCACCTTTGTTATATGTTTCTGTAGAGAAATAAGGTGGTGAAGTGAATGCACAATCTATTGGTGGAAACTCTTCATAAGGAATATCCTCTGCACCACTTCTATAGATTACAACTCTCTTAGAACCAACTGAAGTAAACTTATCTTCTGATTCTGTAATCTTTGGTGCATGACCTGTAAGAATCTTTTCATATTCTACACATTGTTGTTTATACACTTCGAATGTGTTTGGATTAGGGTCACAACCAATGTAGAGTTCTGTTCCTTGACTTGCAAAGAATCCACATAGTCTATCTCCCCAACCACAACTGGTATCTAAAACTGTTTTTGCCTCAGTCATTTCATAAAAACATTTTGCAACAACTGGTTTGAATTGTGTTGCAATATAAGCACCAAGTCTGAATGCCATTCTGTAAGTTTCTTCGTGGAGTTTTCCTCCAACTAATTTGATTGTTTCATTTCCGTCTACGTCTGTTGATATCTCTTTTTTGATATCGTTTACTCCTCTCCATATTGCACCGAGAGCAGACTTAAGTTGTTTTGCATTCGAATCTCTGAATGCATTGATAGGTGCAACGTGACCATATGAATCACATGCAAGTCTTAAATGTTGCATGAAGTAATCACTTGCGTCATTGAATGTGGAAGGTGCATTGACCATTCCGTGTCCCCATTCTGAATATGGGTATTTGTAGTTGTCGTATTTTTCTACAACGTCTTCTTCTAAATTTTCGTGTGGGTATACAAACTTCCATACGTCATAGTTTAAAAGTTTGATAAAGGTATTTCTCATATCTTCATGAGAAATATTTTTGAGTGGGAAATCGGGTCTTTCTTTTTCGATATACTCTGCAAGAACTTCTCGGAACTTATCTCTTCCGTGTTCTTCAGTTAGTGAATCAAAAAGACTACCATCTATAATTGGTAGTCTTCTCTCATCTGCATTATCTTTTAAGACTTGATATAAATCCATTACAAATTATTTAGCACATTCTCGGGTGTAGATATTTCGTAAGGGTCTGAATCGATATTGTCACCGAATCCTTCTTCTGCAAAAACGTGTTCAATGACATTGTCATTTACAACGATTGCATATCTCCAAGACCTAATACCAAATCCTAGATTTGCTTTCTGCACACTTGCACCCATACCTTCTGTAAACTCTCCGTTTCCATCGGGAAGTGGGAATACGTCAACAATTCCTTGTGACTCAAACCATGCATTCATAACAAAGGAATCATTCACTGATAAACAGTAAATTGAATCTATTCCTTTTTCGTCATGGAATGTTTCAAACTTCTCGTCAAAGCCAGGCAACTGATATGTTGAGCAAGTTGGTGTAAATGCACCAGGCAGTGCAAATATAATTACCCTCTTACCTTCAAATTGTTCCCATGTATCTAAGTGTTCAAAAGTGTCTCCTACTCTAACTGGTAGAATAACTTGTGGAATCTTATCTCCTACGTTTAACATATTTTTCTCCATAATATATAAAAAGATACACCCATTATACAACATAACGGGTGTATCTGTAAGGGGGTTTTTAAGAAATTTTGATTTCTTGAGGTTTGTCTTCCTCAGGCACAATTCTCTCTAAACTAACAACCAAAATACCATTCTTCATATCTGCACCTTTAACGATTATATCGTCTGCAAGTGTGAATGACCTTTTGAATGAACGTGAAGCAAGTCCTTGGTGGACATACTCTTTTGATTCAGTATCTTGTTCTCCCTCGATAATTAGTTTCTCTTTCTCTTTAGAGATAGAAACCTCTTTCTTATCGAACCCAGCCACTGCCATTTCAATTTGGAAATTTTCCTCATCGATTTTTACAATGTTGTAAGGTGGATAGTTTGAACTAGAATTTGCATCTGCACGTTCTAATAGTTGTAGAGTTCTGTCGAACCCGATTGCGAATGGGAATGATTTCCCGAAGACATCGTCATAGATAGTCATAGTTTTCTCCTTTATTAAGCAAGTTTATAATGTGCAACCTCTAATGAGCATTGCATTAATGTTCGAGAACCGAGCTCTTTTGAAGAAATGGGGTCACTTGATGTCGGCGTTGCCCAATCCAAGTTCCAAATCCGAGCTCTTTTTAAGTTCTCTTACAATGGTATTTATAACACCATACTACTATTATAAGGACTTTTTCTAAAATTTCAAGGGGGTTTTACAATTTATTGCATCTTTTTGATTTGTTTTCGACATGCCTATTATTTAATACTACTATAGTCATAAGAGTATTGACATCTCTCATGTCTTGTCGATTCATTACTGGTTGTTGCATTTCAGTAGTCATTATTGGATAGAGAACAGATGCTTTAACAAAAAACATTTTTGACACTGATGGCCTTTCCCCAAAAAGAGGATTTGTTTCTTGAACACAATCATATTGAAGACCACGATATGTGGAATACATATCAAGAAGTTGAAGTGTTATAAATGTAGTCCACTGAAAACTACTAACTGGTTCAGATAGTGTAAACCACGACTGGTTCTGATTTTCCTTTAACTGTAATAGAGTCGACTCTAGTGAATGTTCTGTTTGGACACTGGAGATATGTTTCTTGTCCCAACAACACGTCCACCCCATCATAATTTCTCGTTTGTCCTTCGAGTCTAGCACCAAGGTTGACGGCATCTCCAATGACGGAATAGTCAAATCTAAGTTCGCTCCCCATGTTTCCAACGATGCACTCACCAGTGTTAATCCCAATACCCACGTTAATGGGTGGAAGATTAAGCGGTTTGAGTTCTTCATTGAGTTCCTTGGTAGCAATTAGTATTTCTTCTGCAGACTTGACTGCCATCTCGGCATGGTCGGGACAATCCAGTGGTGCATTCCAAAAACTCATTATACAGTCGCCCATGTATTTGTCGATTGTTCCATTATTATTTAGGATTATCTTTGTTTGCATGTCAAGAAATCTGTTGATAAGTTCTACTAATCCTTCGGGGTCGTCCTGTTTCATATAGTGTTCGCTTATGGGGGTGAATCCACATATGTCCATGAACATGAATGTAAGTTCTTTTCTGTCCCCTCCTAATTTCAATAATTCGGGGTTTTCTGCAAGTTGGTCAACCATGTCGGGAGATAAATACTTTTGGAACTGCTTCTTAATTTCTTCTTTGAGTTTGTATGTTGTATAGTATTGATTGAAAGAGGCATGACCAAAAACAATCATGGAGGCAATCGATGAAAAGAAGGTATCGAAAAGAACGAGTTCTGAAGTCCAAATATAATAGCTCCCACCCACCTGAAGTCCTACAAATCCTAGACTCAATACCCCCGAAAGAATTGTGGGAAGTTTGTAAACCATCACCAATATCAATACAAGAACTAACAGAAGAAGAACAATCTCGAGTTGTTCAAGATAGTAGGATTGTTGTATTTGAACTCCTGACAAGGCGGTTTGGATATGGTTTGCTTGAACTTCGTGGGGATACATTGTACCCACTGGAGTTGAAACTGGATTATTCAATCCCTCAGCAGTTAACCCCCAAACAAGAATCTTATTATTAAGATTTAACTTAGGTAAGTCTACTGCAGAGACCCGTTGGAATTCGTTCCAATAGGTTACCATTACATCACTCGTTGGAGTGGTGGTAATAGGTTTGTCCCTACCCATTCGTAACCATTCAACACCTATCTCTGTAATTCTAGTTTGATATGAAGGTTGGTCTGATAATGCACGTAATGTCTCTAGTGCAAGAGAAGGATATACTTGGTCGTTTGCAGTGACGATTAGTGGTATTGACCTTGTTGTCCCGTCAAAGTTTGCAGTACCCGAAACACTAGGTGTTGCAACTGTAACTCCAACTCCATAAGTATTGTCCTGAAGAATCCTGATAGGACTTGATATTCCCGAAAAGTTCCATAACCAATCTTTTGCTTCACCTCCACCGAATGTGGAGTTACCTACGAATGGTGCAGAACCAGTGTCCTTTTGTATGGTCGGTGCAGCTGATAGAATTGTTAATCTGTTTATCAATCCTTCTGCAAAAATCTCATCTTCTCCTGATTGTCTATCAGGTTGATTGAACAACATAGTGAAAACATGTGTATTAGTGTAATGAGTGTCAAGGAGTAAATCCCTATAGATACTACGTTTTATCGGATACTGTCCGAACACTTCAAGTGATTTTTCGTCTATGTCGACTAAGACGATGTTCTCCGTCTGAACTTTTTCCTTACTCTGATGAAGAATATCAAAGTAAGACCAAGTGATATTTTCTACTAGATAAGGTGACCAAATTTTAAGTCCTACTAATGCACCTATAGTGATTAGGACTGTTTTCCAACTATACATTAACTAAATTTCTTTTGTATTCTTTTGAACATATAGTATATTGATAATCCATATGTTGCAAGAACTGTCATTGTGACTCCGATATAAACTAATTCGATAGGTGTTAGGAATAGAACCTGCCATACGAAATTTGCAGCTGCTTCTGCATCACCCATTGATTCAGGCATTATAATATCATTCTCTTCGAAGAGGTCTAATATGTCGTCATACTCTTCTTCAGTGAGACATTCGTAATACTCTTTAGGACATTCTACTTGTGTCATTGTTGTGTTACCGATATACTACACCCACTTGTTGTTGCACAATTTTGTGTAAGTGAATATGATTTGTTTGTACTTCCTGTTTGGGTTAGATTCAATGTTGTTGGATATGCACCCTGTAAAGTGATTTGTGCATTATGGTTTCCCGAACCTTGTTGTGTAATTGTTGTATCTGAACCAGTTGCAGTTCCATAGAAATAGGTATGTGCATAGTGTGAACCACTACCCGATTGGTGTATTTCGTGGTCTACTGAATGTGAGTGTATGTCTAAGTTATGGGTGTGACTTCCATTTTGATATAGGTCTACTGTATTACTATTACCCCATATGTGTCTACCATATGTTGCACCATCGTGTTGTTCAATGTTTTCAGTATTGTTAGTCCCGTCTACGTCACCACCCCATGATTTTCCAGGCCCCCAATATGAGACCCAAGAAACAGAATTTCCGTTTCCGTTTTGTGCAATATTGAACACGTTTCCTCCGTGTGCAAATGAAAACTTGACTTCGTTATCATATCCCTTTTGGACTATGTCAAGGTCAACGTCTCCACTACCCACCTGCTCAACGTGGACATGGTTGTCCCCAGCCCACGCAAGAGGTGTCAATAAAACTAATAATAAAACTTTATTCATTCTAGATAATCCATAAAAATAATAATGTAAATATTACTCCCTTACCGAATGATAACCACATCATGTGGTAGTTGTCCAGTAATAATGCTTTTTGAAATCCGTCAATTTGGATTTCGTGCCAGTCACGGAGTTTCTCTAACATCTTATTCATATATTTTCTCCTAGTTTGTTTGTGTAATGGAAATATTTATAGACGAACCATCACCCACCTTAATTAGTGAACCTTTTTCGTCTGTTTCAGTTCTAATCGTTGCTTGTGCATAGATTGGTATTTTAATGGATATGATTCCATTAACTTCCCTGTAGAACCAAATTTGACCAAGACCCTTATCAACAATTGTATTGTATTGAGTGTCTTTATCAAACCCAAATGCAGTTCCTTCTATTCTTGCAACTGAAAAGGCGTCTGCCTTTTTCTCTACATCAATACCAACCTTTCGGTCAATCTCTAAAACCACATCTAGTAAATCTTGTAAGAAATCGATATCTAATAAATCTCTATCGAGTTCTGTATATTCTAGTTCGTCTTCCTCAAAGTAATCCTCTTCTAAGTCATTAAACTCTAGGAAGTCTACGTCAAGAATGTTGCTACTATCATTTTCTGTTTGTTGTTCCTCTGCAATTTGATTCTCAACTTCATCAGGTGGATTAACAATAAACATATTATCAATCATACCTACAGTAATCCCATTGACTTTCACTGGTTTAGTCGGTGAATCGTCAAAGGTGGATACCATAGTTGCTTGATAAGCTTCTTCCAATGTAACACTTCCACCAGCATTACTCACTATTATTTTACCCGAGGGATTTCCCCATTTATCAGGCAAAAGTATAACAAGTGACCTTCCGATTTCATCTATACTTGTAGTGAAATCTGTTCCAACCACAGCAATTTGTGCTGTAGGTGTTGACACTTTAATATTACTTTTCTTTATCTTACCACCAAAACCCGAGGCAAATCTAGCTGTCCCTTGTGCCATTCGGATTGTCATTTTCGATTTAGAAGGGTCGGGGTCATAATAGACCTCGTCAATCCAAACCTTGGAGTGTTCAGTTAAGTCCAGTTCTTCTTCACCTATGAACTCAATCTTCATTCTCCCATTTTGTGTTTGTGCTGTATCATACATCAACACTGAGGGTTCACTATCTGCAAGGACAACGGAATTCTCTCCGTCCCTTTGAAGACCTGCGTATCCCTTGTATTCAACTATTTCACCAATCGGTTCACCATAAGCAAGTGAACCAATTAGTAAAACGTTAATCGTTAGAATCTTTCTGAACGATATCAATATTCGCATTAGAAGTCACGAAAGATACATCAATAATACCACTACATGATTGACCACTTGGACAACCACTATCTGAACCACTCTTTTGAATGATGTCGATATCATTTGTAGAACCAGTTAAAACTGCAGTAATACTATTATCAGTTGCGTCTGATTGGTTAGTGTTAACGTCATTTGAAGAACCAGTAATAGTCCAATTCCAAACTGCGTTATCACTATCTACTTTTGTAGTGAATACGTTTGAAGACCCATTTAATGTTAAATCCCAGTTAAGATATTCTGCAGAAGCATCGTATCCGACATCAATATCGAATGTGTTCGATGAACCTGTAATTGTTCCTAACATGTTTGTGTTATCAGCACTTCCACTATATCCTACGTTCCAATCCATAACATTTGAATCACCAGTAAAAGTTAAGTTTACTGTTGAACTATCTGCAATGAAAGGCCCGTACAATTTGTTAGAGTCTCCATCTTGTAATAATGTTAAACTGTTGGTTGCACCAGTCAAAATCATATCTATAGATGAACCCGAAAAATCGTCTCCACCTAATTTGTTTCCATAACCCTTCTGAGTTATGTTCAACGTTAAATTGTCACCTGACTGTTGAATCCATACTTCGTTATCGTCTGCACCAGCAAACACGAATCCAGTTAATCCTAATGATAAACATAATAAAAGAAGTTTATTCTTCATTTTCTTTATCCTCTGTAACTAAGACGATTTCATTTTCATCTAAAAAGTCCGACACTTCTTGCTCTATTTTTGCATCAGTTATCGGCCAATTTATCTTCCAAAATCCCCTTTCGTCACCTTGTTTTATAAGTTCTAAGACTGCAAGTTCAATTGCAGAACGAGTAGCTTTTGATACTCCTTCGTTAGTTGCAACTCCGTCTTCTATTTCCACTAATTGGGTATCCATATCCATAAATTTGAATACGTCATACCCCCCACCAGTCGATAAAATCGTCTTAGTAGTTTGCACATTAAGTAATATTTCACCCGTAAGTGTAGAGATTCCTCTCAGACTTACAGTTACAACATCTCTTCTATAAGAGTTCGAAGCACCGATGCCTAATGTTCTTGCACCTCGGCCTCCCGATTCAATGTTGGTATCATATCCAATTATCCCCCCGTCAAGAAGGATACCAGCAAATAAGAGAGGTTGAATTCCTGTTGGGGAATCTTCATTACCTTCTTGATTTGCAAAGTCTTCTCTTGCACTTCGTATGATTTGTCTCTCTCTTACGAGTGCATCTAAATTTGTTCGTTCTACAACTCTAAACCAGTTTCCACCACTTGCAGTTTTAAGTGCATCAATCAAATATGATTCTGCACCTTGGGTTACTGCAGTTGAGAAAGATGCAATTCCGTCTTTACTCTTCCTCTGTCCTGTCTTATCTAAAAACCCATATACTGCAACAATAGGCATTGTTTCAGCAGGTGGTAGGTCTCTTAATTCTAAGTAAGTAGGTATATTTACCACTTCTGCCTCTTCAATACACGTTCCTACACGTTCCATAACTGTAGAAGTGCAACTGTCCTTGACAGAAGGCACACTTGCACACCCACTAGCGAGCAAGACCAATAGACCTAATAAACCTAAATGTTTCATTTAGAAACTTCCCGTTGCAACTGGTATATCTAAAATAGTTTCAGTTCCGTCCTCACTTACAATTGTTAATCTTATGATTTCTTGTCCGTCTTCAAGGACTAATTTTTCGTATGTGACTGTATTTCCTTCTATGGAGAATATTCCGAAACTTGCAGCCTCTCCATTAGAGAACATATTCTCTACTAACTGTTTTGCGATTTGAGCATAGATTCTAGATTCGACATTTCTTAAAAATTTTGCAAGCGTAGTGTTGTTTGCTTCTCTCTCTGCTTTTGCAATTCTATCTTCTATGTCTTGTGCTATCTTATCACGTCTAGATTTCTCTTGGTTCTCGATAGTAAGATAGTGTGAACTTTGTCCAAGACCACTGAAGCTTGGACTTTTGAATTTGTGTACTATTTCGTCTGCACTTAGTGTAAATGCAAAACAAATACTACTTATTATTATCAGTTTTTTCATCTGTTATAGCCTTTCCTCTTTTCTTTGCGTTCTCTTTATATTCAAGAACTACGTCCACTTTTTGTTGTAGACGAATCAAGTCTTGGTCTAACATTCGTACTTGGTCAATCACTTTTATCAATGCAAAGTGTTGTTTTTCGATTTCGGGTTCCAGTTTTTCACCCACAAACCACCATATGTAATATACGAAATAACCAAGTCCAACCATCATTACGATTGGAAATCCATAATCAGATATAAGTTGTGCTACGTTTTCCACTAGTCCCTTCTCACATCAAGTTTCCCGTCTTCTATAAAGTTCTCTGCACGTGCAACTCTCTCTATATCGGGTCTGAGTTCTAAGGCACTTGACACTAACATGTCTATCTTAATCATTTCGTTAGACATTGTTCTTGCACGATTCTCTAAACTCTTACAAAACATGGTTAAGGTCTTGATAGAATCAACGACACCCTCAAGTATCTGCTTGATTACAGTGAAAATAAAGAACCCCATAACTAAACTTCCAGCAATTGGAGCTCCCACTTCACTTATCAATGCAAATATATCCATACCCTTATTTATATAAAAAAAGGGGACGAAGTCCCCTTTTTGTTAATCACGTTTCAGTTTACAACTGGTCTCGTAATTCTGTTATAACCGCAGCCTTTGAACCACTCTTTTTGACTTTAAGACTCTTCTTATCTGCCATTTCTATGAGTTGATTCTTGGTAAGTTTCTTTAATTCTGCAACACTTGGTTTTTTAGGGTTAGGAGTCGGTTTTGCAACTGACTTCTTATCCTCTTTCTTTTGAAAAAAGTAAACTAATCCCACGATTACAATAAGTCCAATTATAATTTCCATAAATTACCTCTATTTATTTTTTTAACAATGGATTTTTATCCTTTGCCTTGCCAATTGCAAGTGCAAGGACTTCTAGGTATGTGTATACCTTCGCCCATATCTTGTCATCTTTTGGTGTTGGTGTCAATGCGACGATAACACTACAAATTGATATCACGATTGGAATAACCATTAAGATATTCCAAATACCCATAATGAATTCTGCTATAGCTGTTAGCATAAGTTCCTCCATTTAGTTATTTATTTATAACAGATATATTTAGGTATTTGAGGAACCGATTGAGTATTTTGTTGTTAATTTCCAGTCTGATTTTTCACGAAATGGAATGATTTTGATTTGACTTAGAGGTGCTTTTGGGTCTTCTATTTGGGTCTTTTTGACTACAGATACTAGTTTCCATTGTTCTAAAAGAGACACTATAGTGTTCCTTCTTGCAATATCTGACTCGTCTAAGTTAGAAGGTTTACCATCTAGTTTGAAAAGTTCTTTGAAATGAGTGATATAATACTTACCACGTTTGTGTAAAATATGACATGATTGGAATAGTTCCTTGTCTTTACGTGAGGCGACACCTATACGACTAAGTGTTTCTCTTATCTTTAAAAAATCGTCTTTTTCGGGGAATGTGACCTCTACTAGGTCTTTTACTACTTCTTCTTGGTTATCCATTATCTCTACCACCAGTTAACATTCTATTTTTCAATTCACGATATTGTTTATCAGATAGTAGTGTTGCATATTCTTTTGCTTCTCTAGTTGATATCTGATAATAATCTTTGATTATATCGAGTTTTTTACTAACATAAGGTTTACTCCATTTGGAAAACCTTTGTCTTTTCCTAAGAGTATTTAGGAAAAACACGTATTGAAGACGATTGTCTACTCCGTGTCTGACATTCATTTCGTTAGTAAGAAAAACAGAATCTTGGTGATAAGATAGTGCTTTATTTATTAGGAATGGTTGATATGATTTCTCTTCGACCTCATCAACCATGAGGTCTTTTTTGTCGTAAGAGACCGACTTTACAAAATCAAAAGGATTTCTTTTAGACATTTCTTCTGAATTCGTATACAAGTTCTTCACCTTTGAGTTCTTCTCCAAAGTAAAGTGTATGTCCGTCATGAGTTTCTCGTTTAATAAGTCCACTGAAGTATTGTGTATCCATTACAGTTTTTCCGTCTTCAGTATCTTGTGGTCTTGTATCGTACCACATTGAATTAAGTGAATGTGCGTGAACTGATTTAATAGTTTTTGCCCACTCTTCAGCTGCTAGTAAGTCTCTTTGATATTCGACTCTCTCATCATATTGTGTCATGTATTATCTCCATCTACAGTTTTAACTTTGTGTTTCATAAACAATTTGTTTGCCTTTCTTTGTAAAGACTGTTCGATTTGTTTATCGACCCACGACCTAAACCATTGTCTGAGTTTACCCATTTTTGAATTTACACTCCGACATAATTTCTGTTAGACATGCAACGAAATTGATTTCACTATCCATTGCAAATGCAGATTTGTATTGATAATCTGCAATAATCAAAACACTTGCTGGAATACTAGAAGATTCTAGTCTTTGTTCAAGTGTATTGAAAACCTTTCTGAACAAGGAATCGAAATCATTGTCTGAGTTTTGTGCAACCCATTTTCTCATTCCAGTCCAGTTCTTATCTCTCATCATATCAATGAGAGGTGTTAGTTTCTCTTCAGCGAGTGTTGCAATAAGACCAGTGTCTATTACACCACTAACACCATAACGTTGTACCTCATTGATACACCTTCTGAAATCGGGGAAGAACTTAAGTATAAGTTCAACAAGTACCTTCTCGTCAAATTGTATGTTCTCTGTTTCACATATCTCTTTAAGTCTTTGAAGGAAGACACCAGCAAGTTGTTGTTTATCACTTGGTGTCATTTTGAAATCTATAACAGTGGTTCGTGAATGTAGTGGTTTTATAATCCTATTCTTGTAATTACAAGTAAAGATAAACCTACAGTTGGAAGAGAACTCCTCTATGAAGTTTCTCAAGGCAGGTTGAACACTATCTGCACTTATGTAGTCTGCTTCGTCTAGAATGACTACCTTTGCACCACCACTGAGTGATACTGTAGATGCAAAGTTTTTGATTTTAGTTCTGAGGGTATCAATCAATCGACCTTCGTCTGACCCATTGATTACAATAAAGTCTGCATTCATTTCATTACAAAGTGCTTTTGCAATAGTTGTTTTACCAACACCAGCACTTCCACATAACATGAGATTAGGAATCTCACCCTGTTTAACGAACTCTCTGAATGTATTTTTGATACCTTCGGGTAGTATCGTGTCCTCAATTGTTTGAGGACGATACTTTTCTACAAATAAAAATTCTGTATTCATATTAAGAAGTTAAAACCCCTCCGAATTAACTGTCATAAGAACCCTTGAAGATTGATGAGAAGTCTTATGTCCCGTATGCATTGTAGAGACTAGCACAATACCTACACTATTATATAGGTTAAACATTGTATTTAGAATCAGGCTCCAATGCAATAAAATACTCTAAATCCACATCTTTGTTTTTAAAGTGTGAGATTCCTTTTGACGAAACTAATACTTCGTAGTTTCCATCTAGGACTTTAAGGTTCTCAATCTTAAAGTTCATAGTGTATGAAACACCATTTCCTTCACCCACGATTCTTGAGAATGTGTTTGAAGTTGAATTCTTTTTGTCTGTCACTTGCAATGTGATAGTAGTTCCATCACTTGAAAGAACCAAATCACCTACACCTAGAACACTAGCAGCTTTCTGCAACTCGTTTAGAAGTGTAGAGGAAATATCAATTCCAATCTCTGCGTCAGGCATTGTTATCATTTTCTCGGGTGAAGTCACCATACCTTCACTTGCATAGAAATATGCAAGACTTGAATTGTTGTCTGCAACTGTTAAACTTGCATCACCAAATTGAAAGTCGGGGTCTTCCAGTAAACTGGTTGCACCTAAGAATTCAGGCAGATTGTAGATACTGAAATCTTGAGGAAAGTCCTCAGATACAGTTGCAACTGCAAGAATGTTTTTCATATTAGAGATTGTCTGAAGTGTATTACCACTTGAAACCTTAATCCCTTGGTTTATTGTTGAGAAATTTTTGAAGATATCTCTCGTATCATTACTAATTTTCATCACTTGTTAGCCTCCTTTGTCGCTTTGTCGTGAACATGTAACATGAATAGACCATAATGTAATACCTTTAAGATATCTGCTCTATTCTTCCCACCTTTTTTTCCGTATCGTTGTGCATATTTCATAATGTTCCCGATACAAAAACCCTCACCATGACCACTGTCAATAATAAATTCAGTGGACTGGTATTTGTTTAAACTATAATGTTGTTTATAGGTGTTGTCGATATACTGGGAAAACTCATTTAAGAGTTCTCCCTCGTTATACCTGTAATCAATTTTGTTCTTTTTACCAAACATACTAATCATTATACTCTGAAGACTCAGTTTCGTCAACTGGGTTTTCTGCATTCAAGTCTACTCCAGCATCAATTTTGGAGTAGAGGTCGAGGATACTATTTCTAGTCTCTTCGTCAAACCTTGAAATACACATGGTTATTGACTTGAGTTTGTCATTGAACATTCTGAATGCATTGACAATGTGAACCAATCTTCTAGTGGTAATGACATCATCAATCGCACCTTCATAGTAGGTTTTTCTGATTATGTCTGCCCAATCTACTAGTTTGATACAGAACTCTTCGTCAACATCACCAGTAAGTGCCATTTCTTTTTTAAGAATACTTCTCTCAGTAGTAACTGGTGGGTATTCTTGTTGCATTGTGATTGCAAACCTTTCCAACATGGCTTCATTCATGATTTGAGTTCCTATGAACTTTCCATCATCAGA